CACAAAGAAGTTGGCGAGGACGCGTGCATTATCGTCTTCCTGTCCATCGTAGTTCTGGTGCCCTTTCGGACTATAGTTGAATGCTCCAGTGGTGCTAAGATCGAACATAGACCTAAAGCGGGGTGGGCCGAAATAGCCGAACGGAAGGAGAGTAGGATCGGTTGCGCCCGCGTCCACGTCGCTGTTCACATCAACATACACAAACTTTGAATTATTGTTATATTCTCCGTATGTCCTCAGCCGTCTTTCAGCCGCATTCCAAGAAGTATATTTGTCGCCAATTACGCGCCCAATATAACTGGGAGAAGTGGGGTCAAGGTTAAGATTGTCCCATCTTTCCATTACCTGTACAGTATTATCGGTATCATCGATATTGCGAAGCAACAGAGAGAATGTACCATAATCAGTGATAGTAGTAGTCGACGCCTTAACATTGGTAATAGAAACTTTAACGTTCCTGTTAATCCACGCGCCATGGCCGCGGCCAACTAAGCGAAATAGTTTTTGCTTCCTGAATGGGACATAACTGGTAGGCGCACCAAGATCCTGACCAATAAACCAACCGGTTCTTGCTTCATAAGAAGCTTGTGGGCGCATATTCCAGGGGCCTTGTGAACTTCCGCTAGAAATCGCCATCATACAACCAAGCGCTTTGCCAGTTAGACTATTATCTCTTAACTGCTGCTCAAAGGTCTCTCCCAGCCAATAGGACTTGGCTGATGCTCTCCCAGAATAGAAGGTAGCGCCACTTACGAGTTGTGGGTTGGTGTTGAACTTTTTACGAATAAAGTTACTATTTGAATCATCAAATCCAAAACTAATTTTCTCTGATTCTAGCTGCTGGGTACCGCTCACAACTATAGTAAAAAGATTATTGCTATCGGTTCCAATAACAACGTTATTAGAGCCGGTCGTGGAAACTCGGCTCGCGTCAACGAAAGGAAGTCCTTGCGGTACCGCGCCTCCATAAACCGTACCACTAAGATATATGGTACCATCATCAATATAAAAAATGGCTGCGAGACTACCTGTCGCCAAGTTAGCTGCGACGGTGTTGTTCGATTGAGATGTAAACAGCCACAGACCATAAGCGCCCCCGTTAGTTGCGGGTGCGACGGCGGGCCCTTGAGTGGTTTCCCAACCGGCTGCGGCATCTCCGGCCGCGCTATTTCCCGCGGACGTCTCTTGTCCCAACAGGCGAACATATGTAAGAGGAGCAACGTTCGCATTTAAAAACGCCTTAGCGGCGTAAGTTCCATACATGGGAGATTGAAGGTTCCCCTCGCGGTAAATGTCACCACCGCCAAAACCAGGGACTGTATCTCCAAACATTTCAACAAAATCTGAGTAAGATTGAACGGTTACTGGCTGCATTGCCAAACCTCGGCGTGACCGGCCAATTACAACGGGACCAATAATATCTGCTTCTGCGGGAATGAAGGAATTATCAATTTCATTGATAAACACCCCCGGGGAGACGAATTTAAAACTTTTCACTGACATACTGTGTTCCTCTTATCGAAATGTGCATAAATGTAGTGCAATCGTTAATTAAATAGTATTTTCAATCTCAAAAGGAGTTCCTGAACTAAAGAAAAAAAGTCTCGTTACCTTCAGGAACTGCCTCTTCGTTGGGAAAAGTTATCTCAACAACATTTTCGTGTATTCGAACGAGGGGTCGATCATCGCTTTCTCCCTCGCCAATAAGATACCCTAATACCTTAATAGTAATTTCAGAGGTATACATTCTCATCTCTTCGCCTAGGTCGTTAACGTTGTTGGATTGCGTGAAGCTCTGGTCAATAAACCCTTCATATAAATGACCATTTCGTGTCATGGTAAACGCATTGATTTGCCCCGTTCGCCCAATAAAAGGCGCAACCATCGTATTCATTTGCTGTTGATATTCTGATTTCAGCGTAATTTTATAATCAATATTAACATACACAGGAATGGGAATAGAAAGGCTTTTGATGACCACTTTTTTATTGACTCTCGGGAAGTAAAGCTGCTTTGTGCCCCCTGTTTGGTCTCCTCTTGTCCCGGCAGCAACGGCATAGTTCCTCGTTTTATCCGGAACAATCTTTCTAGCGATTACCATGCGTCCGCTTCTGCCATCTTTCTCATCAGAGTATAAATTGGCCTGAAAAGAGCCCTTTCGGTTGGGGTCTTTGGTTACAGCAGTGCGCTCAATGCTTATAAGGGGTAACTTCAAAGCTCCTGAGTCATCGCGCAGTTCTTTTTTGTGTTTAACTTGAAAAGACCTTTCTGGTACTTGCCAAAGCACTGGCGTTTTTACAAACCCCTCGTTAGTCATGGTGCTGATTGATAAATCTTCCTTCACCCATGACGTCATCGCATAGTCTATACTCTCAAGCGTGGATTCTAGCATTCCTATTTCTTTTAAGGTAGCGGCGTCTTTTCCAGCCGGAAGCATTGCAAAATCAAAGTTTTTAGGTAGCATCGAATAGTCCCTTCCGCGCTCTCTTACAAATAGCTGAAATCTCAAAGATACTGTTAATTTGTCCGAAAAGCTGCTTATCATAAGATAGTTTGACTATCTCATAGTAGTTATCACCATATAACACAAAATCACCCTCACGCACATACATATTTTGGTCTTCTTCAAGCCTTCTCTTATGAAAATGGACGCTAATTTCCCAAACTTTGTCAACTCCGACGCCGGCCATGTAGTCGGTTTCAAATGTGGTAAACTCCACCAGGGCGTATATGCGAACGGGGGGTAAAAACGTTTTTTTAATGGCCTCCCCGTACAACCCGTGAAAATTAGTTGTTTCTAGGTCTATGGGGTAATACAAAATTTGTTGGCCGATTACCTTCTCTATTAATTCATCGTTAACCTGCTTGACGAGATCCTTTTCTTTCTCGCCTAAAAACAAGGGTGGGGGAAGCTTTGGCCTTTTCCATTCATCCATTGTCTATTACCCCACAAAAATTGGCAGCGGAGAGTTCTTGAGTGTGGTGGCTGCCGCCTCTGACCTTTCACTATCTCGCTTAACTAGCTCAGTATATTCCATCTCCTTTAGCGTCTCAATCAGCTTGTCTTTCAAGTCGGCTTGCTCTTCTTTGGCCTGACCAAGAAGTTCAGAGTGATTTAAAGTAACACTTTCTCCGGGAATGGGAATAGTAGTAAACTTCCCTCTAATCTGTCCCAACATTTCCTTACACAAGGCCAAACAGTACTTACGTATCCACTGCTTGCCTATTGAATTAATGCTGTCATAGGGAAGATTGTCAAAGGGTAGCGTGTTGACGTTATTAATACCATCCACGCCGGTTTCATAATTGTCATCACGATCCCACGCATTCGAATCAACATAAAATCTAATCCAGACTCGATCTAGATCCCCAAAATCCCAGTAACTAGGATCCGGGTAGAGCCTTAAATTGTTATTGATAATCTCGTAGGAATAGTGCGAGGTTCTCGTATAAAGCGAATCCTCATACATGATAGCCTGCATTTTATTTTGCCACGTAGGAATGATTTCAAAGGTCGCATCATCAGCAAACTGCCCATAAGTAGAATAATTGCCCACGACGCCAATTCCGCCATAGTAACCATAAAAGCGCCACATGACACGCGGTGATTTATAAAACACTTGTGTTACAATAATGCGCTTCCCTTCAACCTTTCCTTCAAATATAACTGGTTTTCCAGCGTCATCCTCGCCCGTGGCCGCGGAACTTGAAATAATGTTCTGCAAGTCATAATCTTGAATATTTGCAGTGGGTCTGAAAGAAGCAGAATACTGAGGTACAGTTCCTCCAAAGCCGGCGACCGCGGACATTCCATCGCCAATTCTCTTGGCATATTCAAATTGAAATCTTGGATACTTGAGGGCGACCTTTTGACCCTCCAAGCTCGATGACAAGGTACCGGGGGCCATTTCTCCACGATGATCAAATGTTCCGGTCGCGTTCCCCAGGACGTCTGAAAGCACATTTTTACTTTGATGAAGATTAACGATGTACGAATACTCCAGAACGGCCTCTTCGTACGCTGCGTATACATTTGCCGGCGTTAACTCGATGTCAACCACATCACCGCCCAATTTCTTGTATGTGTACGCCACTTGAACGGCCGCACCATTTAAAAATTCAGCAGACCCCGTATACATTCCAAATGGAACTGCGGCGGCCACCGCGGTGCTTGAGCCAGTTTTTGTTAGAACTACAGCGCTGGTTAGAGACCTTGGGTCGAGATTGGTGGGCATCTATAATATTCTCCTCGCAGTAATTAGTAGTTTACAAAACAAAACCCCCGGCAAGCGGGGGTTCTTTATGGAGAAGAGCTTATTTTATGTTGTTATATCTTGGGTAACTGTTTTTTTTGCTCTCCGACGCTTTGTGGGCGTCTTTTTGGTTCGCTTGCGTTTTGGAGCGGCTTTCGGCGCTTCCTCAACTTTTTCTTCTTGCAAAACGACTTCTGGCTTTGGTGCTGCAGCTACCACCACGACTTCTGGTTCTGGTGACGCTGCTACCACAACTTCCTCGACAACTTCCTCTTGAGCGTTCAAATGTCGCATTCGAGGATGAGTAGCATGTTTTGCGTTAAACTTTGCTTTGGCTGAATTCAGCCGTCTTTTCTTTCCCATGGGAACTCCTTTGTAGTGTAGTAATTAGTTCCTATTTCGCAAAAA